ATACTTTTGTCCTCTGGATGTGAATTCAATCATCAAAGCATTGACTGTTTGGGTTCCATCCGGCACTATCGATCAGTACTGCCAAATGGTGGCAGTGATTAGTAGTGCCAACTCTGAATACTTCTTTTTCGGAAAAGAAGTGTTCAACAAGCATCATGCGTTTTTCAAACGTATTTTGCAACAACAGCCCTACTGCGCTTATGTGAGTGCGAGTACCCTCCCTGACTGGGATACTCTATGTCAGAGATTTAGGGAGGCGTCGAAGGGGCTGTAAATTCTCAGTCCATGTATATGTATTTGGCGGTTCATATATGTGTATTTTTATGTCATGCATTCAAGAAAATTACGAAGAAAACAAAAATGTTGATGCGATCACTAGAAGTATCGCACCTTGTTCTGCGTCTACAAGCGCGCATTACAAGAGTATGTCGACTTGTTTTGTACTGCAAGGTGACACTGCGGAAGCAGTCCACTTAGCAGAAACCACCGCGTTCGAAGATTCGACGCGCGGTGAAACACAGACTGAACCAACACCCATGAATTCGGTAGCTATGGTTGACGCTACACCAGATCTTGAACTGGGGCGTTTTCTACAGCGACCGACCACTATCCAAACCTACACTTGGAGCACAAGTGATCCAGTAGGTGTGTTGGCGACGTTTAAGCCGTGGTATGATTTCCTCAATTCAACTGTGGTCAAGCGGAAGCTTGAAAACTACGCATTCATGCGTGGGAAACTACATTTGAAGGTGGTCATCAATGCTACGCCTTTCCAGTATGGTTTATTGCGCTGCGCGTATTCACCATTACTGGAAAATGTGGGGAATAAAATTCGAACTAATTCTGTATCAGACAATCCCCTCAGAATTCCATATTCACAGCAACCAGGTTTCTACATTGAGCCACAGCACAACGCTGGTGGTGAAATGGAGATGCCTTTCTTTTACCACAAGAATTGGTTGAATATCACGACAGCACTTGATGTGGAACGCATGGGTACAGCAAATTTATTTGTTTTCAGTCCTCTTGCTGTTGCACTACCAACTGCACCCACGTCCATCACTATCAAAGTGGTGGCGTGGATGTCCGATGTTCATCTCATGGGATCCACTTCAAAATTGGCCCTTCAGGGTGACGAATATGGAAATGGGCCAGTGTCAGCACCGGCCACAGCAGTTGCTAATTTTGCGAGTAATCTAACACACATTCCAGTGATTGGAAGATTTGCCCGCGCCACAGAAATAGGAGCATCTGCGATATCGAAAATTGCTTCAATTTTCGGTTTTACTAATCCTCCAAACATTGAAAATGTGACACCCATCTATCAGATGTCGGCACCACATTTAGCAACAGCTGAAATTAGTGTCCCTTATCAGAAACTTACGTTAGACCCTAAGACAGAATTGACCATTGATCCAACATTGTTCAATCTTGACAATCAAGATGAATTATGTATCAATTATCTTAAGAAGAAGGAGTCTTTTGTAGGTTCAACTAGTTGGGCCACTACTGATGCAGAGGGCACCCTGTTGTTCAGTAGTCTTGTATCACCAGGATTGAAGGATGTTATCAACATTGACAACTCAGCTGCTACAACTGTCGGTTGGCGCCATTACAATACACCTCTATCTCATTTGAGTTATGTGTTTAACAATTGGCGAGGGACCCTCAAACTTCGTTTCAAGATCATTTGTACCAAATATCACAAAGGTCGTCTCAAGATCTCTTGGGATCCTTTGGCGAACATTGCTGTCGCTGATCCTGGACTCAATGAGTGTTACACTCATATTTTGGATATTGGAGAAACCACAGATTTTACATTGACGATTCCGTATCATCAGCCATTGGCTTGGTTGCGGACCCCTACAGATTCCTCCAATCCAGGTTGGAAAAATGCAGCTGTTACAGGCTTAAATGGAGAATTCCATAATGGTATGTTAGCAGTACGCATTTACAACACTCTCGAAGCACCAAGTGCTGCTCCTGTAAGCATTCTTGTTTACGTTTCAGCTGGCGATGATTTTGAATTCTCTAATCCAAAGGGATACATTACCGCTGGTGATAC